ATTTATTCTCATTTTATCTCCAAAATAAAGTTTGTTCCGTCCTCATTACCCTCATAGTAAGGTTTTCCGAAGTTGTCAATACGGTATATCAAATACTTTCCATTTCCTGCATAATGTAATTGTGCTGTTCCGCTTCCGCTCCAGTCAGTTATGTCTTGAATAACATCCGTAAGCTTTTCGTTTCCCTCGACAACATAATAATCAAGTTTATGTTCAAAAACACTCTCATCCATATTAAAAGGACGAATTACGTTATGCCCATTATACTCTTCAACTTGTCCTAGTGTTGCTTCTAGTATATCTTTTGCGTTTGCTGGAGCGTCTCCGTCTATGGTGCGACCTTTTATATAGTCAAATATACCGCTCTGTATCATTTTAAAATCATCTGAATTTACAAAGATTCCGCCCAGTAAATCATTTACCCCTTTTTTTAAACCTTCTTCTATTGGAATATCTTGCTTAAAACCTTTTAGTGCATATGTCGCGGCTTTAGCATTTTTTATATTTGCTAAATGCCCCACAAATCCAAAGTTTTTAGCTCCACTTTTTGAGAGTTGATTAAAAACTATGTCCGAGTCTTCTGCTGCTTTTTCTGATATTTCTTTTATATAAGCAAGTTTATCCTCGACTGTTGTCGCTGGACTGTCTAATACAGTTGCCATCGCTGTCGCTTCATCTTTTTTAAGAATCATTTGAGGTTGCCCTGTTTCTTTTGAAGCGTTTATCGACTGCCATCTTCTTTTCTCTAATGCATCTAAATTTGTTAATGCAATGGGTTCTATTTCAACTCCCGTACTCTCTGCATAAGTCATTGCGTCTGTTTTCGCAAGTGATTTCTTTTTGTTATACATTTCTTCTAAACCGTTTAAGACTTCGTTTTGATAAGCACTTACTCTTTTTCCTTTCTTTTTATCGATTATAGTTTTTATTTCAGATAGTGTTAATTCAGCATTTTTTGTAAAAAAAGCATTTACATCTTTTGCTATTTTATATTTGTTTTGTAGTGTTTTGCTTTGAGTAGTTATCAATTCGTCAAGTTCATGTATATCGTTTGGTAATCTTCCGTCGTTTAGTATTTTTATACCATTATTTATGGCTATTTTATTGCTTTCGTTTACTGCTCCTTGCTCTGCCTTTTGTTTTTTGTAAGCTTTGTTATATAAAGAAGATAAAGAAGTTTGAATATTTTTATATTGTTCAAGTTTTAAATCTTTAGGAATTTCTTTATTAAAATCTACTAAAACTTTATTCGCTTCTTCAAAGTTGCCATCTGATACAAAATCAATAACATCTTTTTCTAATACACCCTTTTTGACTCTATACTCTGCGTCTTGTATTAGTTCTTGTGCTTTTGATGGTTGAATTAATCCATTTTGAATCATAGAGTGTAAATATGTAAGATTTTTGTTTCTAACTGCTAAGGCTTCATCTGTATTGCCTAAAGATTCTGCACTTACTAATTGTGCTACATCTAAATCCCACGATTGTTTAAAAGTTGCAACATCATCTTTTCTAGTTCTTTGATTTTCTGCTATTAGTAATTTATTAAGAGTTGATTCTTTGTTTTTACTTGCACTTAGTTTAATTGACGCTCTTAATTCTGCTGTTGGTGCGTCTTTAATAAGATTTTGTGAATATTCGTCCATTGCTTTATTATATTCTTGTGGCGAGTCTTGGAATTGTAAAGCAAAATCCGTTGAAGTATCTGCAATATCTATTTCTTTTTTAGCTGAATATGTAGCACTTCTTACATTGTTATAGGTTTTATCATATATACTAAACTGTTCATGTGGTGTAAACTCTACTTCATTCTCGGTATCTTGAAATGCTTGTTCTCTACCCTCTCTCTGTCGAATTTCTGCGCCTTGTTTAAAAGTGTAATCGCTCCACTCGTTCATCTTTTGGCTTAATGTTTGGTAAGTTTGAGCTACTGCTCTTTGTCCTATCCCTGCTCCAGTATCGAGTCTTACTTCTGATGGTTTGTATCTTGGTAATGCCATTTTAATACCCCGTTTTTAAATAAGTATCTGCGGTGCTACTCCAGTTACTTGAAGAAGTGGTTGGTGATTTAAGTTTAGACATAGAAGTCGCTCCACTCAATAGTGAACTACCTGCATTAAGTAACCCTGACGTATAAGCTGCACTTCCTGCTGTTTGATATTGTTGTGCTTGTGCAGCAGCTCCACCTTGAATAAGCGTTTCGTCATAACCTGCTCGTCTTACATCTTCACTTTGTAAAGCACTTATAGATGAGATTGTTCGACCTTGCGCGGCAGCTCCTACATTTTGCATTGCCATTGTTTCTATTAAAGCTCTTTTGCGTTCTATTTGTTGAGTTCTTCCCTCTGCTTCTGCTTGTCTTGCTTGTTCATTAGCTGCTGATTGTTGCGCTTTTCCTGTTTGTATCGAACTATATGCAGATACTGCCGTTGATGCTGCTACTAAATATGGTATCGCTGCTGCTGTTATGTCAAATTCTACTGGATTAAAGAATAATCTTAGCCATTTTAAGTAAATCATTTTGTGGTTACCTCGCTTTCTACTGATAATATTTTAAATGGTACTGGTCTGTTAGATGTAATAGTAAAGTTTTCTAACTTCCCAAACCCTAGATGTCTTATTTCTTTTATGCCTGAAAAAGAAGCTACGGGACTATCTAAAATACCAACTCCGAACTTTTTAAACGAAACTTCTTTTCCGTTTACTTCCGCACCTTTTGTGTCTATAACTCTTAATGTTGTCTTTATTATTCTTTTTATAGCATTTACACTACTTCCACCGCCTAAATTTGGAGCAAGTGGCAAAGTTTCTATACTTGTATTATACAATAATCCTACTTCCGCTGTGGTAAAACTTCTTTCGGTTGTAACACTTCCGCTAGTAACCGTTTGAGGTAACATCACGCTACCGTCTGCTACAATTTGAACTTCTTGTCCTTCTAGGTGAGATAACCCTGTAATTGCTGGACCACCTGCTGTATAAGTAACATGAGAATCAAGATAAGTATCCGTAACGCTCTTTTCTAAGAAATAACCATTATCTCTACTTACTAAGAAATAAGTATCGTCATAAAGGTTTTCTACACTTTTAAATAACCCATCTGTATTATATCTAGTCCACCCTGCAACTTGTTCAATCCTAAGTGTGTTAAATACTGCCATAGTTCCGTCTGCATTTACTAGCATAACTAAGTTTGATATGTCTTCGTCCGTACCTCTTATGAGTGTAATATCAACTGGTGCGTTAATTATGTCATATGCCAAAGTTGACGCAGATTGTGCAGTATAGTTATCTTCTTCAAAAGCATATATAAACTCTCTTAGATTTCGCCCTGAACGGTCAATAAATAATGTAGCTCCATCTAACAACTCTGGTCTTATTCCTGCTTTGCTCCCATAGTTTGTGCTACGCTTCCAAGTGCTGTCCTCTGGAGTAATTGGCGATGATGTGTTTGTAAACTCGCCACCCTCTGTGAATACTTGTAGGTTTCTACCCGGAAAGATATTAACGATAGGGTTTATTTGGTCTGTGTCTAAAGTATCATAAATACCCTCATCTGCTAAACTTGTACCTAAATCAAAATTATAAAAGTTATTTGTAACACTTCCTAAGATTGTTTGAGGTCTTGATTTTAAACCTGCAAACCATAACCTACTTTCAAAAAATGTGCAAACTTTCGGATAACCTCTTGTTGCACTAATTACCGCTTCTGCTCCGCTTCCATAATTGTAAGTAGGAATATTTGTTAAAGTAAGGTTTGAAATACTCCAAACTCCAGTTGTACTATTTCTTATAAGAGATGCTGGAATATGGTCTTCTTCTATGATAATCATTGTATCTGCAGATTGTGCATAACCCAACACTTTAACTTGTGCTAGTGTGTAGGTAGTGGTAACATCTTGAATTTTCGTGTCATTATAATAAACTGCGATATTGTTATTGGTAAATACGAGCATATATGCTTGGCTAATATTAAAAGCGAAACGAATTAAGCGTCCATCTCCTGCTGTTGTGTCTATGTATTCTAAACCTTTGCGTTTAAAAAGTCCACCGTGAGGGTGTGCGTTTACATTTAAAGCATCTCTTACACTATTATAATACTTCTCTATGTCTACTCTGCCCTCTGCTGTTGGCGATAATATCCCGCTGTTAAAAGTATTTTGTAAGACTTTTGTGCGACCCATTTTAATATCTCACATCTATATAAGGTTTATGCTCTATTGCTTTTGTAGGTTGTTCTTGACTATCATTAAATCTTGCTCGTCTTGACTCTTTTTCGTATAGTTTTTGCATTACATCTATTTTGTTCAAGTCTTCTGTAATTGGTATAGCGAACTGTACCGCAAGGTAATACTCAAACGATTTTAAAAAGAACGCTGGAAACATATCCTCTGTTACTTTATAAATGTAATCAATATCTACCGTGCTTGAATCTGTGAATAGGTTATCGCCTAATATTTCATAATTGCTTATAGGATATGTTGTGATTAACCTTAATAAGTCTGATGGTATTTGAAACTTATATTTATATTTATTTGTAGGTGTTTCTGAAAGTCTTGCAAGTGTAGCTTTCTTTTTAGCAAAATTCCAATCAAAAGAAGATAATATGCTAAGATATGATGTTTCGTATAAATTAGATGCGATTGTAGCTTCTGCTGAATCTTCTGTAAAAGATGATATAGGATTTGCTCCCAACATAATTAAAGCGTTTGATGAAAGTTGTATTTTTGATACTACCATGGTTTACCCCTTTGTCGAATACCCCGAAGGGTACTCTAAAAAGCCTAGTTTTCTGCTATGGCTGTAACAATACCATTAGTAATAGTGATTGTTTCTGTTGCTCCTACGAGCGTATCTGTAATACCTGTTGCTGGAACTACCGTGCCTACTATATCGACTGTATCCACTTCGTCAGAATCTACCTTAGATACTCTTAACATAAGAGAAGCGTCGCTTGTTACTGCGAAAATAAAATCGCCTACTGTTAAAAATCCGTTTAGCCCTACAAAATAATCTGCGGCAATAGTTGTAGCTTTGTTATCAGTAGTGATATATGTACTTAGCTTAGGTGCTGCTGACCCTTGCCCTACATTACTTGTTGAAAAATTGTCTCTATCGAATGCCATAATTTGCTCCTTAAACCATTGTGTATTGTACTTTAACAATACCTGTTTCGTCGATGATTCCTGCACCACCTTTGTAATCGCCACTAGATAAGTGAGATTTCTTAGAAGCTACCCAATCAACTGATGTTTTCATGTCGATTCCGATTGCTTCACCTACGCAGTCTCTGTGCCATGCAAAAGCGTCTACTACATCGCCAGTTGTTGGATATGTTCCTGCACCGTCGTGAGCAAGTCCACCTTCTTTTCTTTTACCGATTCTGATAAATTCAAAACTTAAGAACTCGTTAATTTGACCACGCACTAAAGCTTGAATTGTTGCATAATCTTTTGATGTTACTTTTGTTTCGCCCAATAACGTTTTAAAGCCATTTGGATTAAGTATAATCTTACGACCTTCGTCTGGTATTTCGTTATCATCCATCCACTCTTTTATCGCTAAAAGTTTATCAAGATTCATACCTGTATCTGCACCACCTGCCGAAGTAAGAACTGTTGCACCATTTCCGTCTGCACTATCGTAAGTGCCCGCATTTAATGCAATTATTGCAAGTTGGTCTCTTCTACGACCAATCGCTCCTTTGATTGTTTTTGAAAGTTCGCTTACCTCATCTGGTAATACTTCCGCTTGTTTGAAAATGTCAGTATATTCCGATGCTTCCCAATCTGTTAGAGAAACCTCAACTTTACTGTGTTCTACATTCATAGCAACTACATCAGAACTTGGAGCTGTTCTTTCGTTTGCCATCCCTTTACCCATTTTGTTAAAAGTTACTTTTTCGCCTTTAACATTGTTTCTCACTCTGAATTTACCACGAAGCACACCCTCTGATTGAAAGTCGTGTTTTGTCATAGTATCAAATTGAGTTACTGCGATTTGATTAAGATATTGACCCATTTTTTTACCTTTTAAGTTAAAATTTATATTGTCAATTCTTTGGGTGTCTCCCGAAAAAGCTCAGGAGGTCGCTGAATAGACAGCAAACATCTTTAACTTTTTCAGGCTCGTGTGAGTTCTCTGAAAGTTATTTTTGTTCTATATGGACATATTATACAACTTATTTTATTTTAAGTATATGTGTGTTATAGTACATATAGAGGATTTATAAATGAGAGAAAACACACAAGCAATAAAAGTAACACTAAGACCTGCTCAAATTCAAAAAGTTAAAAAGATTGCTCGAAAAGAGTTTGAGGGTAACTTTAGTATGTCATTGAGGGTTATTATAGATAAACATAAAGAGGTAAAAGATGTTTAAAAAAGAGATTATAAGAAAAGGCGATTACTACCAAAAGTGGTTTTGCGAAAAATGTAATTATTCACAACCTGCTTACACGACAATAAACTGTTGCCCTAAATGTGGAAACAAAAAACTTTCCTTTGCTATAGGAAGAGATACAATAAAAGAAACATATGGACTTTTTGGATTTTATATTGGTAGTGAAGTTATTGATACTGAATTTACAAGTCCTATGTTTGGGGATGGCATACCACTTAAAGAGGGATAACCCCTCTCTATCTCTGCATTTGTAAAGTAAGCTCATCCATTTTAGCTTTATACTCTGGACTTGTTGCCATTTTAAGATTTCCTCCGCTATCAGTTGCCATAAGCATATTTGAATAATCTTCTTGACTCATCTTCATTGGAGCTTGTGCAGAACTGTCCGCCACTTTAGAACCTTTCGACTTATCAATAAAAAACTCTAAAGCATTGACTGCTTCTGCTGAACTAATCAATGGAGTAATTGCTTCGATAATATCTTTAGGAGCATTTACATTTAGCCAGTTGCTCACATCATTTAAACGCTCTTGTCCGTTATCTCCTAAATCTTTTAATGCTTGTTCTCTGTTCGTTTCAGCATTGGACTGCTCATACTCTGCTACTTTTGAAACAAGATTATTAAAAGTTTCTTGATTCATATTTGAGTCTTTACCGATTGTCTTAACTATGTC